GACAGGCAGCTGCTTGAGGCTGGTAAAGCGCAGCAGCGCGATGCAGACATGAAGGAGGTCGAAGAACGTGTTGAACAAGCTAAAGAAGCTTTGGCCACTCCTGATCCTGTCCGCGACGAGCGGCTGCGCGACCGTTTCGACCGCTCCCGCCGTAGTCAGTGACTATTGCAGGATCGCAACGCCGATCAGCTATGACGCCACAAGCGACACAGCGGAGACGGTTGTAGAGATTGAAGCCCACAACAGCAAGTGGGTGTGTGTTTGTGAAAACGATTGTCCGAATAAAACGGTCGTCAATTAGCCGCTTCTGTGCTATCGCAGGCGTGAAAGGGTGTTTTTATGGGTCTTGAGAGCGCGACATACATCGACGGATTGGTCGAAACAAATCCGACGTCGTCGGACAACGCCAACCAGGGCGACAACCATCTGCGCCTGATCAAGGCTGCGATTAAGGCGACCTTCCCCAACATCACAGGGCCGGTGACGGCCACGCACACCGCACTTAGCGCAGCGTATCTGCCGCTGGCCGGTGGCACTGTGTCTGGCCCGATTACTGCGTCTGGCGGAGTGGTGGGCAACGCCTCTACCGCCACGGCGCTCCAGACCGCGCGCACCATCAACGGTGTCGCGTTTAACGGCACGGCCAACATCTCATTCAACGCCGACAACGTGGCGGAGGGAACGACAAACAAGTACTTCACCACTGCCCTAGCGCGGGCAGCGATCAGCGCAGCAGGCGATCTCTCGTACAACCCGACCACTGGCGTCATCAGCTTCAGCGCCACGGGCGCCCCTGTCATCAGCGTGGCTGGCAAAACAGGCTCAGTAACGCTGAACACGGCGGACGTCGCCGAAAGCACCAATCTCTACTTCACCAACGCCCGCGCCCGCTCTGCGATCAGCGTGTCAGGCGCTGGCTCGTACAACAGCACGACCGGCGTCATCACGATAAACGCAGGCACAGTCAGCAGCGTGGCTGGCAAGACCGGCGCAGTCACACTCGCCATCGCCGACATCTCTGGCCTTCAGACGGCGCTTGACGGCAAGTACTCGGCCAGCGGTGGCACCATCTCCGGCAACGTGTCCGTATCCGGCACCGTGACAGCCACTGGCGACATCACGGCGTTCTCGGACGAACGCACCAAGACCAACGTCGAGACGATCACCGAGGCGCTGTACAAGGTCAAGGCCATGCGTGGCGTCAGCTACATCAGCAAGTTCAACATGGAAGAGCGCATCGGTGTGATCGCGCAAGAGGTTGAGCGCGTCGTGCCAGAGGTCGTACACACTCACGAAAACGGCCTGAAGAGCGTGGCGTACCAGAACTTAGTCGGCCTGTTGATCGAAGCCATCAAGGCTCTTGAACTGCGGGTCGCGGAGTTGGAGTCCCGCTAATGGTCATGGTTCCCCTGCGGAACATCGGCGCTGGCGGGCTTGTCCCCGATCAGCAGCCGTATGACGTCGAACTGACCCAGTTCGCCGCAGGCAATAACGTGCAGATGTTCAACGGTCGCTTGGGCAAGTCTCTGGGCCACGTCGATGTGACCACCGTGCCTAATGCGCCGACGCACGTCGCGGGCTGGTTCGTTGACAGTAACAACACTTTGGTCGTCGGCACAGCCAACAACCTCTACCGCTACACAGGCTCCAGCGTCGTCAACGTCACCGCAGCGGCCTACACCAGCGGGTATGCCAACAGCCCCCGCTGGCAGACCAGCCAGATCGGCTTCGGCTTCTTGGCGAACAACGGCAGCGACAAACCGCAATACATGGCGCCAAGCGGCACCGCGTTTGCTGACATCGCCAACTGGCCAACGAATCTACGCACGAACTGCATCAAGCCTTTCGTCTCCTTCTTGGTGATGGTTGGCTACACAGACGGTTCAACCGAATACCCGTACACCGTGCGCTGGGGCGACGAGTTCGATCCGACATCGGTGCCAGGCAGCTACGACATCACCAGCACGACCAACCTGGCGGGCGAGAACATTCTGGGTGGCCGTCTTGGCAGGCTGATCGACAGCTTACCGCTGGCAGGCAACAACATCATCTACGCCGAACGTGGCGCGTACTCAATGGCATTCATTGGCGCCCCGCTGGTGTTTGCGTTCCGCGAACTGTTCGACGACGGCGGCATCATCAACCGTGGCGCAGTCTGCGTGTTCGACAACCGCCACTTCGTGGTCGGGCGTGACGACATCTACATCCACGACGGCTCATCGAAGCAACCCGTGGCCACGAAGCGGGTAAAAGACACGTTCTACAGCAGCGTGGCCGACGCCCGCAGCGTGTTCGTCGTCCACGAACCTTCGACAAACGAGATATGGATCGGGTACGCCGATAAGAACGCCTCCAACGTCGAAACGGCCAACAGGGCAGCAGTGTGGAACTACGCCAACGACGCTTGGACTTTCCGCGATCTGCCGAACGTGCGTTCAATGTGCGTCGGCCCTGCCATCGGCGGTGGCGGCAGCGGCACAGGCGCGACTTGGACTGACCTGAACGTCGAGTGGGACAGCTGGTCGGCACTGTGGACTGACCTTGGCGCCGACACACAAGCGCGCAACACACGGCTGTTTTCAGCCAATAACGGCGCGTCGAAGATACAGGCCCACAACGAGACGTTTGGCGCATCCGGCGTGTCGTACACATCGTTTGTCGAGACAACCAAGATCGACATGGATCAGGTGCTTCAGCGCCCGACAGAGCGTGTCCTTCAGATCAAGCGCATCCTGCCGCAGATTAAAGGCACTGGCACAGTGACTTTCCAAGTCGGCTCGTCGTCCAGCCCCCAAGGGCCGGTGACGTGGAAGACAACGAAAGAATACAACGTCGAAACCGACTATAAGGTCGATACCCGTGTATCTGGCCGTTATCTTGCATTAAGGATTGAATCTTCATCCGTTGCAGGGTATTGGCAGTTGGGTGGATTTGATTTGGATGTAGAAGAGGTAGCAGAGCGGTGAGTTACAGCCCTGCACCAACTCTCGCCAAAACGGTCGAAGACTTGCGCCGCTGGGCGACACTTGAACTTCAACGTGTCTCAGACAGCTTCAGGGCCGCGCAAACACCAACGATCCCCGTTCTCTTTGAAGCTCCAGCGAAACCCGTCACTGGCCAACTGGCCATCGCGGATGGAACTTCATGGAATCCAGGCTCCGGTCGGGGGCTTTATTACTTCGATGGTTCTTGGACATTCATTGCGTAGGATATAAATATGGCGTTAGCTAGTCTTGGTTTTGGTAAGTCGTCGAGCAATAACGTCTCGTCAGGCGCGACCGCTGGTTATGATCTCCAAGAGAACATCAGCCAGAGCGGCTCGCAGCAGGGATCGAACGCTGTCAGCAGTGGCCTCAACATCTCACAGTCGGGCCAGAACATCTATGGCGCGCAGGAGCCGTATCTCCAGAACCTCTACGCCAACGCCGGTAATCTGTACAACAACTACGGTCTACCTGATAAACAGGTAGCCGACATCAACCCTATCATGGCGCAGGGGTTAGCCCAGCAGTACGGCTTCAGCCAAGGCACTGGCGACGACATATTCCGGCAGCAGCTTGCACAGTCACTAGCCAACACGGCGGGCTTCGGCACTGCGGGTAACGCAGCGGCGACGATGGCCGGCGGCAACGTCTACGGCACCCCAATGAACCGTGGCATCGATATGCAGACGGCGGCGCAGGCGTCGTACAACCCGTACCTTAGCGGCCAGATCGACGCGGCAAGCCGCGACGTTACTCGTAACCTGTACGAGAACCAGCTGACCGGCAACGCAGGAATGGCAGCAGGCACTGGCAACAGCGGCTCCAGCCGCCGTGCGGTGATGGACGCCATCGCCATGCGGGGCGCTGGCGACCGCGTAGCCGATATCTCGTCCAACTTGCGGGGCCAAGCGTACAACACCGGCCTCGGCATCGCGGCGCAGCAGGGCTTGGCGAACCAGACAGCCCAACTTAACACCAACACTGTTAACGCCAATCTCATGGGCCAAGGCGCGAACCTCGCGTACAACATCGGCCAAGCCGGTCAGACAGGCATGAACCAAGCGTACAACACAGGCGTCAACAACGCCCAACTGGCGCAGGACACCGGCAACTACTTGCGTCAGTACCAGCAGCAGCTTCTCGACACGCAGTACAGCAACGAGATGAACCCGTACAACTCATTGCAGATGTACAAGTCGCTCATCGGCGATCCGACCGTCTTGTCGTCGAGCAACAGCATCGGCTTGGACAACTCGACCAGCAACAGCTTCGGCAACAGCTTCAACAACAGCTACAGCTACGGCATGGGCGGCAACATGGGGTCGAACTCGGCCACGGGTAACTCCAAGTCGTTTAACGCGAACGTAGGATTTGGGTGATATGGCTAGTCTGTTCGACAAAATAATGCAAAGCATCAAAACGCCATCATCGCGGCAGAGCTATGGCACGACCGCTGCGCCGCAGGCGATGCCGCAGAACGCCATGTCGATCTTCGACATGATACGGGCGCCGCAGCAGGCGCAGTTCAACGTGCAGGCAGCGCAAGGCGCCAAGGCGAAGAACTACCAGCCAACTGCCATTTCGATGACGGGCATCCCTGTGGCGTCTGTGTTTGGTCTGCCAGGCGCGTCTGCCATGCCGCAGGACGTGTTCAGCGTAACGCCAGCTACTGGGACCAAAGCAAAGAACTACAAGCCAACGCAGATCGCCATGAACGCACCGTCGCTCGCTGGCCCAGCCGCGATGCAGCAGATGCTGGCGATGATGAGCAACAATTCTAGCGCGACTCCTTTCGCGCCTTTCGGTCAGGGGTGACAGATGGCTGTTAATTTCCAACGCAGGAATATCGGCGTATTGGCCGACACACCGACTTTTGAGGACGTCGGGCGCAGTTCATATGTGGACTACGCCGCCGCAGCGGCGCGGGCGCCAACATCTAGCGTGATGCCCGCTGCCGTAAAAGCGGCAGAGGTACAAAAGACGCCCGCACTCGCTGGCCCGCAAACGCCAGAAGCGATGGCGGAGTACGAAGCAGCCCAACTCGCGGCCCTACAACGCGCGGAAGAAGCGGCGTTGCGGCAGCGCCAGTCGGTAAAGAACCCACTCAACGTCGTCGGCAACGCGATCAGCGCCGTGGTCGGCACACCGTTCCGGCTTCTTGAAAACGCCATCGGCGGGGGCAACAACGATCTCGCGGCTCCGTTCCGCCCGAACGCAACGGCGCAGGATCGCTACAAATCAACACTGGCCGACATCAGCACCGCCAAACTCGGCCTGACGCAGACGATGGACAGCCTGCGCGCAAATCAGACACAGGCCATGACGAACCTATTGACTGACCAATCCAAGCGGATGGGCGAGACGTATGATCTGTTCGCGAACCTCGCGGCCAACGCAAAAGGTGCGGCTGACCCTGCCGCGACATACGCCCAAGGCGCTGCGAATTTGATGCAAGACCCCGTCTACGGCCCAATGGCCACGAGCATCGGCTTGGACCGGATGGCGTACACCCCTGACCTCGCCCGAACACTGGCCCGTGGTAAAGACGTGATAACCCGCTTGGACGACACTGGCGGTGTTAAATTCGGTTCGATCTCCGAGAACGGCACAGGCGTCCTCTACAACTCGGATGGCACCATCAAGCAGATGATTCAGTACGGCGATCCGATTCCCACTGGCGCCCCACCGCCTGTATCGCCAAACCCGACACCAGCCGCCTCGTTGCCTACGTTCAGTGAGGATGATTGGAACAAAGCGGGAGGCACCAGCGGCAACGCTGGTGGCACCTTTCGGTAGTGATTTCGACCCAATGGCCAATCTAGGGAAACTTGGGTTCACGCCGACAAGCGGCTACCGGACGCAGGCACACCAAGATGCTCTTGTGGCGCAGGGCTTGACCAATACACGGACAGGTTCGCACCAAAGCGGGGATGGGTTAGACCTCGGCATCCCGAAAGGGATGACAAAGGCCGAAGCCATTGAGCGGATTAGGCTTGAATACCCTGGCAGTAAAGCTATCCCGTCGAACGGAAACTCTATACACGTCACGTTCCCTGGCTGGGGTAACGCGCCCGACGTAAGCAATTCTCGTGGAAGGTATAATTAACATGGCAGAGCGTAAGGTCATCAACGGGTTCATCGTCGAGCGTCAGCCGAACGGCGCGATTGTGACTATTGGCCCCGCGCCGACAGCCCAAAACGGCCCTGCCGTAACGCGCGTTCCACTTCCTCCCGCAACTGCGGCGCGGAACCAAGCGGATTTGAGCAACACAAGTTCACAGATCGGCAGCCGTGCTGTCGGCGACGTCAACACCGCGGCGAACACTGACAAGACGCTTATCGAGACGAACCTCAAGGGGCTTGATTACGAAGACGCGATAAAGAACCGCGCCCGTGGTGTCATCGTCGAAGACGCTGCCACGCAGGAAGTGCGTAACCAGTTGCTGGCGATCCGCAACGCGCGCCAGTACACCAACGATTACAGCACCGGCACTATCGGCGGCTTGGTAGGCCGGCCCGACACCGCCGAAGGCAAAGGGGGCAGCGGTATAGCGGGGCTTCCGTTGGTCGGCGGCGCGCTGTACGCAGGCACCGACCGCGCCAGCCTTGACGCAGCACTCGGCACAATCCGTTCCGGCGCGAAGTTCAACATGATCCAGACGCTGAAAGAGCGTGGCGCAGCGATGGGTTCAGCAGGCACGGGTGTTGGCCAGACAGCAGTGCCTGAATTTGAAGCACTCGGTCGCGTTAATTTTAACGTCGAACCCGACGCTCTTAACGCTGGCCCAGAGTTCCTGACCGGCGAACTGGACAAGGCAGAAGAGACACTACTGCGTCGTTACGCAGCCGTAACACTTCCGTCCGAGGCTCTGGTCGGCGCCACCCGCGAACAGCGGCAGCAGATGCTTGAAGCCTCGTACCAGAAGGCCAAGGAAGAATACATGGCCGGCTTCGCCCCAGGCACCTCTGGCCAAGGGGGTGGTGGTAACGGACCCGCCGGTGGTCCGCCGTCGATCACACCAGAAAACATATCGCGCCAGCCGCAAACCATCAGCAAGACTGAATCCAAAATGGTCCCAGACCCTGCAAAGAAAGGTCTGAACACAACCATACAACAAATGATCCGTAACGGGTCTTCGGCGTCGGACATCATCGCACTGGCTCAGACGCGCGGTGTTCCAATGTCAGATGCGCTGGTGTCGACTGTGCAACGTAACGTCGAAGCCTACCGGCCATACGCCGGTAAGCCGTTGCCGAAGAGCTTGCCAGAGCCACGGGTGAGCGTCGAAGTGCAGCTTGACGAAAACTCATTCCTTGAGCGCGTGGCCGGCAACATGGCCGATACAGGCTACGGCGCTTTTGCCGTAGGCACGGCCAACGGTATGCTGTTGGGCGGGCTTGATGAAGTTGCCAGTGGCGGCGACCCTGAGCGTATGGCTCAAATCGACGCTTACAAGCGTTACGCCAGCGACAATTCACCGATCCTTTCTACCCTCGGCAACATCGCGGGTGGCATCGGCAGCTTCCTGCCTGTTGGCCGTGGCATCAACGCAGGAGCGAAAGCGGTACAACTCAGCCCCGCGGTAGCCCGTTTGGTGCAAGGTGGCGCGAACGTAGCTCTGGGCGCCACTGCCGGTGCGCTTGAAAATAACGAAGACCGTAAAACCGGCGCACTCATCGGCGGAGGCACCGCTCTTCTCGGCGACGTGGCCGGTAACTACATCGGCGGCAAGCTCGCCGGTCGTTTGGCCGAAGCGCCAAGCGGTGCGGAATCGCTCATCGCCGAGAACGTGGTTAACCCTGTTCTAGCCCGCGAGACACTCGACCAAGCCGACAATCTCGGCCTGCCTGCGACACTGGCCGACGCCGACCCTGGCGCTCGTTCACTCGCGTACAACGCCATCACCAACTCCGCCGAAGCAGGCCAGCAGGGGCGTCAGACCCTCCTTGGCAGGGATCGGGCGAGTGGCAGTCGTGCAGTGCTGGCGGTGGACAGCAACCTCGCCGCGGAGACGAACGTCACCCAACTGAGCAAGGACATCACGGGTAAGGCCGTGCTTGACGCTGCGCCGATCAAACAGACCGCGTTCGCCAAGATGTCGCCAGTAGCAGACCCTGCACTAAACTCACTGCTGCAACGGCCATCCGCAAAAGCGGGATTGGCCAAGGCGCAGACCATCGCCAAGGAAGAAGGGCGCGACTGGAAGAGCTTGGGCGTTGACCTCGACGCCGAAGGCAACATCGTGTTGAAAGAAGGCGCGTCGTGGGAGTCTCTCGACTATATGCGCCGTGGTATCGACAGCCACATCGACACATACCGCAACGACGCCGGCAAGTTGGTCTACGACCGTGGCGGCGAACTGCGCGGAGTTCTGAAGACGCGCGGCGAGTTGGTAGATCGTATGCGTGGCCTGAACGGCGACTATGGCGACTATCTCGACACATTGTCGCCAGCCATGTCGCAGGCCGAACAGCTGACCCTCGGCGGTAAGGCGATCATGTCGCCAAAGACAAACGCCAAAGAGATCGCCGAACACATCAAAGACCTCTCGCCAGAGGATCTGGACTCGTATCGCATCGGCGTGGCCAACAAGATCATCGACCAGATGAAGCGCAAAGGCCGGAACCAAGACCCTTGGGAAATGCTGCGTGGCGACGATATGCAGGAGCGGCTTAAGGTCGTATTCCCCGAAGCCGATGTCAGCAACATCAACACCCGCGCTGACTTCGAAGACCTGATGCGTGAAACAAAGCGCAACTTGATCGATGGTTCGCAGACCGATCCCCGTCGTCTTGTGAGCGATAGTTTTTCAGCGCAAGCCGGTCAGCCAGGTATTTTGAGTACAGTCGCCGAAGGCGGCACCGCTATGGCCACGGGTGGCGTCTCTTTAATCCCGACTTTGATGCAAAAAATAGGGTTGAGCGCAAAGAACGCCGGCAAACTAGAAGCTGTCCGCAACCAAGAAGCATTGGCAAAAGAGCTTCAGCCTATTCTGCTGGAGACAGACCCGAAGAAGGCAAAAGCAGCACTCGACAGCATCCTCGCCAAGGTAGACACGTTCGACAAGGTGAAAGCCACGTCGAAGAACGTGGGCCGGTCGGCGGGCGCTGCGACAGCAACTGGAATTTTAGCCCAATAACAGAGAAAGCTATTATGCATGGCGCCAAAGATTCTGTTTTTGGACATCGAAACGAAGCCCGCGGTTGTGGCTTCGTTCGGTATCCGCGATCAACATATAAGCCATAAACAAATACTGATAGACGGCGGTGTAATCTGCGTCGGGATGAAGTGGCTGGCTGACAAGAAGGCCACCGTCTACAGCGACTGGGAGCATGGCCATAAGGAGATGCTCCAGATCGTCCACGCGGCGCTTGAGGAGGCGGAAGCCGTAGCCACCTATAATGGCGCGTCATTCGATCTTCCAAAGTTGCAGGGCGAGTTCCTGCTGCACGGCCTCCCGCCGGCCCCGCAACTCACCCAGATCGACATCTACAGGTCGGTGCGGAAGCTGGGCTACATCTGCAACAAGCTCGACTACGTCGCCCAGATATTGGGCCTCGGCAGCAAGGTGAAGCACGAAGGCTTAGACCTGTGGCTCAAGGTGATGGACGGCGACGAAGCAGCCCAGCGCCGCATGGCCAAGTACTGCGCTGGCGATGTTATGCTGACCGAGAAGGTCTACAAGCACGTCAGGGCGTTCATCTCCACCCATCCGCACATGGGGGCCACCAAGCCCTTGGACTGCGGCGCCTGCGGCTCCAGCCGCACCCAGGCACGGGGTTGGCATCGCACGAAGGCCAGCATCCGCCAGCGGTATCAGTGCCAGGCGTGTGGCAGTTGGAGCTTAGGGAACGTGAAGCGGGCTTGACCACTGTACCAAATTCGTACCAACCCACTCGTAAGTCATTGAATATGAAGAATATCTCTGGGATGATGAATGTGACCGAGCGGACCTACATTTTCCCTCACGAATCATCAACTTAGGGCTTGCAACGAACACTTTATCTGGTACAGTGCCACTCATCGTAAGTCATTGATTTACGGATGTGCAACACGCCAACACACGTTGGCACTGTACCAAGGAGTGTACCGATGGCCGTTATCCAAAAGCGTGGCGACAGCTACAGAGTCCTGATCCGCAAGAAGGGCCACGCCGCAGTCTCCAAGACGTTCAAGACGAAAGCCCTGGCCGAACGCTGGGCGCGAGACGCCGAATACAAGATCGACGAGGGCAAGTTCGCGGTCGACAAAGCCACCGTGGCCGACACGGTCGAGGAATACCTCAAGCGCATGGCCCAGATCGGCAAGCCGGTCCCGTACAACAAGGCGATCATCGTTCGCCGTGCAGCCACAGACCTTGGCGACAAGCGCCTCGACCAGCTGACGACCGAAGTGCTGGTCGACTGGATCAGCGGCAAGCGCGACATCCTTCCCAGCACTCGCCAGCAGTACGTCATCTACTTCCGCACCGTCCTGACCACCGCCGAGACGCTGTGGGAAGCGCGGCCAGACATGGTGTCCTACGAACGCGCGGTGCGCTTCATGCGGACCCACGGCATCATCGCCGAGTCCAACGTGCGTGACCGGCGGGTCAGCGACGACGAGATCGACACCATCGTCGACCACTTCACCCATTCCCGCATCCCATATGAGGACATCCTGCCGTTCCAACTGGCCAGCGCGTTCCGCATCGGCGAGACGTGCCGCCTGCGGTGGGACGACATCAACGAGGCCGACCGGACGATCCTGATCCGCCAGCGGAAACATCCACGCAAGAAGCGTGACGAGATCGCCCCGCTGCTGGGCGCCGCGTGGGACATCGTCCAGCGCCAGCCGCGTAAGGGTGAGTTCATCTTCCCGTACAAGGCAGATTCGGTCAGCACGGGCGTCACCGTTGCCGTCGCGGCAACTGGCATCGAAGACCTTCACCTTCACGACATCCGCCACGAAGCGATCAGCCGGCTGTTCGAACAGGGCTACGGCATCACCGAAGTGCAGCTTTGCTCTGGCCACAAAGACCTGAAGATGCTCCAGCGGTATCTGCATCTCCGCCCTGCGGATCTGCACAACGGCCCTGTGGCCATTCGCCGCTACCAAGAGAAGATCGAAGCGGCGGGGAACGTGATCCCTATGACGCGCGCCGCGTAATCTGCTTGAGGCCGTCAGCACGTCGTGAGGCAAAAAACTGCTCCACGACGTGTTTGTCGGCCACCACACGCTTCCCTAGCTTGTAGGTGGGGACAGGGAAACGCTGCTCTGCGATAGCGTTGCGGATAGACCCCAGCGTCAGGCCGAACAGATCGGCCAGTTCCTTCAAACCAATCCAAGGGCGTTCCATCAGGTTTCCTCTGCGGGATTGCGAAGCTGGCGCAGTTCGACACCGCCCAGCGTGTACCGGCCTTTCGGCGATCTCTTGATCAGCACCTCAACACCGCTGCCAGTGCGCGTCCCGTGACGCAGCGCAAGCTCCGGCGGCACGTCCACGATCTCCAGATGCAGCGACTGACCCTCGGTGGCAAAGACTGCCTGCCAGCGCGCCTCGACCGTGGCGGGGAAGGTGGCCGTCCACTCTCCCTTGGCCAGCGGCTGGCCCATTCGGGCCACAATAGATAGCTGGGTGCCATGCTTGATGGCGAAGACGTCCACCTTGCTCTCACCTTGGGGGATCGCGACGTGGTAGCCGGCCAGCAGCAGATACGACATCACGCCGTAGACCGCTGCGTCCCCGCGCTGTGCTGCCTGGCGCTTGTCGGCGATCTCCAGCGGGCTGGTGCCGAGTTGGAGCCACAGCGCATCCACACCCAACGTCTTGGCCAATAGGGCGATCTTGTCAGGGCGGGGCAGGCTCTCGCCCTCCAGCCACTTTCTGACCGCCTCCTGTGTGACGTTCATCTTCTTGGCCAGATACACCTGACGGCCTTTGCCGTGTTCGGGGATTATCGGGCTTTCATCACACGCCTGCTTCAGACGCTTTGCGAATTCCATGAGCAGCCACACTCCTACACTTCCAGCTATTGACGCAACTTGTAGTTGTATCATCTCTTAACTCTTCAATGTCTGCAACTTTTTAATAGCCTCCAACAAGTCCTGCTGCGTTGCGTCTTTCTGGGTCAAAGTAGAATGGACTGCTTCATCCGCAGTGCCGCCAACCAAGATGTGGTACACCAACACGGGCTTGGTCTGCCCCTGGCGGTGAAGCCGGCCATTGAATTGTGAGTAGAGTTCAAGACTCCACGGCAAACCGAACCAAACAATCGTGCGCCCCCCGTCCTGAAGGTTAAGCCCATGCCCCGCACTGGCTGGGTGCGCCAGTAGGAGCGGGATCTTTCCCTGATTCCAACGCTCGATCACTTCTGGGTCTTTGCCCAAGAAAGTGGCTTGCGGAAACCGCTCGCGTAACCTGGCGAGATCGGATTTGAACTGAAAAGCCACAAGCACTGGCTCATCTGTTTGTTCTAGTAACTCGGCCAGCGCGTCGAGCTTGTCGTTGTGGACAACCTCGTACCCGCCTTCTTCCAAATACACGGCGCCGTTGCACATCTGGAGCAACTTGCCGGTCTGCACCGCCGCGTTGACCGCCGTGATCTCACCCTTTTCTAGAGCGAGTACAAAGTCCTTTTGGAGGTCGGCATATTGCTTGCGCCATTTCGGAGCGGGGGTGACTTCAATCACACTATCGATACGATCCGGCACATCTAAATAATCGATGGCTGACATCCTTATAGTCAGGTCTGCCAAAAGGGTGTACAGGGCGTCGCGCTTCTCTGGCTTGACCTCCCACTGGTTCCATTGAGGGTTGCCCACCGTGCGGCAGAACTTCTCAAGGAACATTCCCTTCGTCCGACCTAACCGTTCGCCCTTGTCGAGCAGATAGATTTGCGGCCAGAGGTCGATGAGGTTATTTGCGGCAGGCGTCGCAGTTAGCTCAATCATCCGCTTGATCTTTGGCAGCACTGACCTAAGTGCGCGCCAGCGTTTAGCTTGCGTACTTTTAAATGCGCTAGATTCGTCGATGATGACCGTGTCGTATGGCCAGCGTTTGCCGTACACCTCGACCAGCCAAGGCACCAGTTCGCGATTGATGACGCTGATGTTGTAAGGCGGGACGATTGCCCTCTGGCGCGCTGCTGGCGACAGCCCTGCAAGCTGGTGGATGTACAGGTTAGACAGAAAGTCCCAACGCTTGACCTCGTTCGGCCAAGTGGACAGCGCCACACGCAGCGGCGCGATGATCAGGACACGGCTGGCCGCGCCTTCGGCGAGTAGGTCTTTAACCGCCGTCAGGGTAGAGACGGTCTTGCCAAGGCCCATGTCGAGCCACAGGGCGCACGATGGCGTGTCCTTGATGAACTGGACCGCTTGGCGCTGGTAGGGGTGGAGATCATTCCGAGAGAGCATCTATCGCACTTTCTACGTTGTCGCAGACCCAGACTTCGCAGCCGGCGTCTTTCATTTTGCGGATGGTCTGCGCCTGAAGCGGTGTCGGCTTCTTCCCTGGCGCCTTGAATTCGATGAACACGACGTGGCCGGCCTTGATGAAGATCCGGTCAGGCACACCGCGCTGTGATGGGCTGACGAACTTGTAGGTCAGCCAGCCGTTGGCCTTGGCCCACTTCACGGCCTTCGCTTCGATGTCACGTTCTAAAATCATTTCCTATAACGCTCACACTCAAAGCCCTCGACAGCCATCGGTAAGCCGGTGGCCCAGTCGGGCATCACACACATCAGCCGTTCGAATTCTTCCAACGAGCCGAACCCAATAGGCGCTTCGGACACCACTTCGTCATGCACCGACATAACCACGGGATAGCCAGCAGCCTCGACGCGCAACATGGCGTCGGCCAACAGATCACGGCTCACAGCCTGCGTGACGTTTTCACACAGCTTGCCGCCGTAGGTTGTGAGCTTCGCCCAGCGTCCGCCAAGGCGGCTGTCTGTTCCCCAGAACTCAAGACCGTTGTTGCCGATGACCGGCTTGTAATAGGCCAGCCTGCGGCCTGACGGCAGCTTGGCGAACAAGAAGTCGCCGTGACATTTGAATGTGATCGGCCCAGCCTCAAACGCATGGCCACGGTGAACCACAGCGTTCTTCGCTGCTTCTTCCAGCGCGTACCAGAACCGCGAGATGTTCCGGTTCGCTTTACGCCATTTGACCTTGATGTCGTCGGCCATCTCGTCGGAGATCTCGACGCGGTACGCCGCAGCCATCGTCTGGAATGCACCGACGCCGCCCTGGTAGCCCAGCGCCAGCACCGCGACCTTGCCGATCTGGCGTTCTTCCTTGTCGGCCTTGGTGATGGTGCGACCGTAAATGCTCGTCGCCGCGTGGCAGTAGATGCACTGGCCACTGGCGAACACGTCCAAAGGCGCCTGCTCGCCTGCAAGCCACGCCAAGACGCGGGCTTCGATTGCGTTGAAGTCGGCGACCAGCAGGCGGTTGCCGGCGTCAGGCACGATCATCGACCGCAGGGTCGAGGACAGCGCCACCATCGGGTCGCCGTACAGGATCTCCAGCAGTTCAGGATCGCGATGTTCGAAGAGCTTCACACAGTTGTCGGCGTCGTCGAACGCAGGGCGGGGTAGGTTCTGCGGCTGGAAGCCACGACCGGCCCAGCGGCCTGTCTGCGCGCCGTGGTAAGAGAAGACGCCACGGGCGCGGTTGTCATGGCCCGCCAGGTTCTGCATCGACAGATATTTCGACGTGGACGCCTTGCCCAGCGTTTGGCGTACTTTCAGCACGTCACGCACGACCGGCGGCAGCGCGGGGTCGGCCAGTGCCTCTAAGATCGCGTTCTTGTCGTAGCCGCCCAGCCGGTAGCCCTGATCGCGGCACCACGCCATGACCTGTGCGCGAGAGCCGACACCAGACAACGCGCCGTCTGTGATGTCGACCACACTGGCGTTCAGGCGCTCTGCGGTGGCGACGATAAGGTCGAGGGCGTTGGCGACGTTGGTGGTGTCGATGCCGACACCGCGCCAGTTGATTGCTTGGTCGAGCAGCCACACCTCCCGTTCGTGTTCGCCCATCGGCTTGTACTGCTGGACGTATTTCTTGATGGCGCGCTCTGTGACGACGTCTTGCTTGCAGTATTCGTAAAGCTCGTCGAGCAGATGCTGGTCGCGCCGACGCTCGCCACGGTAGGGCTTGCACAGGCGCTGGATCAGGTAGCGGCCACGGGTGTCTTTCTGTTCGACCAGATCCAACACCTCGGCGCACTGGCCCAGAGCGCGGGGCAGGGCGAGGGTGGCCCCAAGCGCGGCGGTGTCGTTCCACTGATGTGGTTGGACGTGAGGGAAGATACCAGTGTCCTTCAGGCAGTGTTCCCACACGGCGCGTTCAAAGGCGGCGTTCCACGCCCAGACTTCTGCGCCGTCGAGGATGGCGTCACACAGCCGTTCGGGAACTAGCTCACTGGGTGTCCACAACTGCGGGTCTTCATCGTCGATGGCCCACGCCATGCAGATGACTTCGGTCGAGGGGTGGGCGGCATAGTTGTAGCCGCCGGCTGTCTTGATGTCACATTCGGAATATGTTTCAAAGTCGATGCTGATCTGCACTGTTCAATCTTTCTCTGCGCCAAGTTCGCGAAGCACCTTGCGGAGATCGCCGATCTTGTTTTGGGTAGCTCTGTGGTCAGACGCCGTCAAGGACATGGCCACGAAGCGGCTTCCCTTCTCGGTTTCGACGACCAAGCGTTCATGCTTGCCGCCCATGTCAAAGCGGTGGGCGATGACGCCAGACCATTTGTCTAGCTCTTTAATCAGTTCTTTTTTCGTGCGACGGTCCATGTCTTGCTCCTAAAGGTTAGGGCTGGGGGCGACTTCCAAACTCCCCCAGCCCCTCATTGGTTAGTCGAGGAAAGAGTCGTTATCGTCTTCTTCGATTTCGCCAAACACGTCAGCGGTGGTCTTCTTGCCGCCAAACGCATCGCCGTCCTTGACGAACTGGATGGCGTCGAGCGATGCGTTCACACGCTTGCCCCACTGGTTGTCCTGCGCCCACAGCGAGATCGCTGCGTTGACGTAGCAGCCGGCGTAAGGCTTGCCGTCTTCTTCGGCCAGAGGATTCTTCTTCTGGTCGACGATCACGGGACGGGTCTTCGTGGATGCCGAGAGGAACATCGCGCCGTCGTAGCCGTCGTAATCCTTTTCTTCACCGTCGCCGATGCAGACCTTGAGCGACTTCGGCACGTCCTTGCCCCACTTCTCGGTGGCCACGGCCTTCACGGCTTCCTTGATCTTGGCGATCAGTTCAGCCTGCTCTTCCTTGTGGATAAGGAAGTTGGCGTTGAAGCGCGGGTCTTGGCCAGCGGCGAATGCCTTTGGCGTCCAGATTTGTGGGAACGAGAGGCGGACATTCTTGAGTACTAGTGCAGTCATTGACTTTTCCTTTTTAAAATAGATCGACGGCGGCTGCGCCATAGGCAGGACGTGGATCGGAATCTGGAGCGAGCGAAGGCTTGCCCCGTGGCTTAACGACGAGATCGGCGATCTCGGCGGCTTTCGTCCGCCCAAGCAGCTTCTCTGCCTGAGTGGGTGAAATTACTTTCTTGGTGAAGGGGTCGTAGCCCTTGTCGTAAAGCACCTTGGCGGCTTGGTCGTCGTCGGCCCACTGCCTGTTGCTGCGGCCTTCGACCAGCTTGTAGCCAGGCACGACACCGCCAGCGGCTAAGGTCTTGTGCGCGTGTTCTTCGACGTCGTTGGCCCACGACTTGATCATCGACAACTTCGGCAGCAGCTTGGCGATCTCGTCGACCGACAGAAGCCCTGGCGCCGTTGGCTCCAGCGGTGCTTCAAGGTCGTCGAACTGGCCGACTGCGATCTCGTAGTTGTGCTTGGCCAGTGCCTTACACGTTGCGCGAGCCTTGCAGAAACGACACGCCTTCTCGCTGGGTTCGAAGTTGTCCGAGCCTTCAACGGCCTTGGCAGCGGCGGGGCGCACAACCCTGTCGGCCCAGCGCAGCAATTCTTTCACCGTGATGGTGTACTCGCTGACGTAGTCGAGCCGTGGCATATGGATGTGCAACACGAACGTATCGATGTTGAAGATCCGGCCATAGGTCTGCCACACGCCAAGGGCATAGAGCATCGCCTGTTCGTTCTGGTGCGCGCTGACCTTGACGCCTTGGCCAAACTTCAGGTCGATGACGTGGCACAGGCCATCGCCAACAACGATGGCGTCCGACGTACCAAAGCCACCAGGCACCCATTCGGTGAATTCGACGCGCTGCTCTATGAACAAATTGCTTTCACCGTCAGTGCCGTGGATGTTGCGGACGTAGTCGACGTAGTCCGCGACGTGATCGGCCATGTCCTTGGTGATGACCCAGCCCTCAAGCTCGTCGCCAACCATCTCGGTTGGGTGGATTTCCTCGCGCAGACACCACTCGGCCAGTGCGTGAGCCGCCGTGCCTTCACGGCTGAACTCGGTCGACTGGTCGGGCATCCCTGCCTCAAGCTTCACGCTGCCGGCGCAGTACAGCCAGCGGTGCGCTGACGACGGCGAGAGCTTGGCGTGGGCCGGTTCGGCTTCTTCGAACATTTCAAGTTGCATTTATTTACCTTTCAACCAAACACGAACGACAGGAACAGCGCCAGCCAGAACACACCGCACCACGACAGCGCGATGACACAGCCGCGAGCAGCGTTGAGGTCGTCGTCTTCCCTACGCATTTACTGTCTCCATTGCGCGCAGTGCCTGCTCCGCCGTCAGCTTCACTTGGTAGCCGTGGTCGGTACTCCAGATACGCAGGGCAGCAGACAGTTCTGCATCGATGCTCTGGAGCATTGCGCGGAGCTTGCTGCGCTCCGCTACCAGTGCGCGGAGTTGCTGGTCAGTCATCGCCCAGTTCCTTCTCAGCAGCAAGCAGCACGACTGCGTAGCTCGCAGGGGCGAGATCAGAGAGCTTCTTGGCGTGATGGTCGGCGAGTAGCGCCTTGACGTGCGTGGCGCCCTGAGCAGAGGCCAGCTTGGTCAGCGCAGCGCGGACGTCTTCAAGCGTGACGACGGTGCCTGGCGCAATCTGGGGTGTGGCCGGTGCGGCCTTGGCGGGTGCAGATAGTTCTTCTATCTGCGTCGCGATCTGGCGTAGCGCCTTCGCGATGTCTTCTAATTGGCTCATTTCAATTTCTCCTGTTGACACTTTGTATCGGCGCTGTAAATGTGCGGCGACAACCCCCAGTTAGCAACTCAACAAAGTATGTCAAGGAGAAAAATGATGATTGAAAATGAAGAAAACAAAATCCGCAGTGCGGTAGAGCGTGTGGCCAAGATCGCCACCAACGGAAATATGCGTCGGCTGTGTGCGCTGTTGGATGTGTCCACCCAGGCGCTATACAAGTGGATCGCTGATGGCGTTCCTGTGAAGCGCGCCCTTCAGATGTCCATGCTCACCAAGGGTGAAGTGCAGTGGCACGAACTCTGCCCGCACGTTGCGGACGAACTGCGCCAGTCTCTTGAAGCGGCAGCGGCGCAGTCATGAGCATCGCTGACGACTTCCGCAGGATGCAGGCGGAACTGGCTGAACAGGAGTCGCCGCAGGCAGGCGACCCTGTCAACGCACCGCTGCATTACACGACGGGCGGCATTGAATGTATCGATGCCATCGAATCAGAGTTGACCGCAGAAGAGTTTCGCGGCTACTGCAAGGGCAATGCGTTCAAGTACATCTGGCGCGAGCGTTACAAAGGCCAAGACGAGAGCCTGAAAAAGGCCATCTGGTATCTGGAGCGCGCTCTTAAAGCATAAAAAAAAAATGGACCGCCCCGAAGGACGGCCCAGTTGGAAAGGAATACCTGAACATTGTCTTCATACCTTAAATCTCACGGCGCGCAACTAGTTTCGTTGGGATATTCCCCCCTCCCGATTCGTGCCGGCGCCAAGGCACCCGCCATCAGCGATTGGCAGAACTGCCACGCTGACGCAGAGAAGCTCGACCAGTGGCTCGCCGATGCACGCATGGCGAACTGCGGTGTCGGCATCCTCACAGAGAACACGCCGGCCATCGACATCGACTGTCTCGACAAGGACATCAGCTACAAGCTGGTGAAGTGGGTCGAGAACAACCTCGGCAAGGCACCACTGCGGATCGGCAAGAAGCCGAAGGCGCTGATGGTGTTCCGTTGCGACGAGCCGTTCGGCAAGATCCGGTCGAACGAATATGTTGACTTCTTAGGCAACAAGAACGCGGTCGAGGTGCTGGCCAAGGGGCAGCAGTTCGTGGCGTATGCGGTCCACCCTGACACGCAGCAGCCCTACGGCTGGCCGAAGAAATCTCTTATCGACATACCGCACGACGATCTGCCCACGCTCACGAAGGAGCAGGCCCAGGAGTTCGTTGCCTATTTCGAAAGCATCATCCCCGACGACTGGGAACTGTCGCGCAAGGGAGTTAGCACATTTGCTAACTCTGAGATGGACGACCTTCTGACATTGCGGCCAAAGTTAGGCAAAAGTGTGGCCGACCTTAAAACGTGGATGGAGAGCCTCGACCCTGACTGTGGCCACGATGAGTGGGTCAAGGTCGGCATGGCGCTGCACCACGAAACAGACGGGGAGCCTGACGGGCTGCGACTGTGGGACGAGTGGTCCGCCCAGGGCGGCAAATATGTCCACGGTGAGTGCGCCAAGCGGTGGCGCTCGTTCGGTCGTAACACCAGCGCCCAGCCGGTGACCGCTGCCTACATCGAAGGCAAGGCCAAGAAGGTCGTGCGTGAAGAGAAGAAGAAGGGGCTGGTCGACCAGCTTGTGCAGGACTTGGTGTTCGTACAGGTGTCGGGCAGCGCCCGCGTCATCCGCGAAGACGATATGCAGGACGGGCTGGAACTGTTCGGCGTCGAGGATCTGACCAAGGAATTCGCCAACCAGTGCATCCCGATTGAGGTCGAGAAGAAGAACGGCGACATCGTGATCGAACAGGTCAACCCCGTGAAGCTCTGGCTGACGCACCCCGAACGGCGCACGGCGCGCGGCTTGGTGTTCTTGCCAGAGGGCCAGAAGATCGGCGCGTACAACCTGTGGCGCGGCTGGTCGTGTGAGCCAGAAGAAGGTGACGTGTCTATATTCACCGACTGGATGTTCGACATCATCGCCGACCGCGACGAGGCGAATTACAAGTGGATCATGGGCTGGTGCGCGCAGATGGTGCAGGAGCCGATGACCAAGATCGGCGTGGCCACAGTGCTGCGCGGCCTCAAAGGCACCGGCAAGTCGAAGCTGGGCGAACTGCTGGGTGGTCTGTTCCCGCAGCACCACAAGACCATCAGTCGCCAGGAACAACTGGTCGGCAACTTCAACCGCCATCTGGAAGACTGCCTGCTGCTGCAAGCCGAAGAGGCGTTCTGGGCCGGAAGCAAATCGGCAGAGGGCGCGCTGAAGGATCTCGTCACCAACCCCCGCATCATGATTGAGCGTAAGGGCGTCGACAGCTACATGGCGCCGAACTTCACCCGCATCCTGTTCACGTCCAACGAAGAGTGGGTCGTGCCAGCGACAGCCGATGAACGCCGCTGGGCCGTGTTCGACATCTCGGATCGGCGCAAACAGGACTATGACTTCTACGCAGCCCTGCAAAGCTGGTACGACCGTGGCGGCAAGAAGCACATCCTGCACCACCTGAAGACGTTCGATCTGGCGACGGTCAACGTCCGCACTGCCCCGCAGACGAAGGCGTTGCAGGATCAGCAGATGCGTGGCGGTGACTGCGTCCAGCGTTGGCTGTTCGACTGCCTGATGGAAGGTGAGATCAGGGACAGCAAGAGCGGTGCGGCAGTTCAATTCGGCGAGGTCGAGGCCAACAAGACCACGATCTACGAGAGCTACAAGAATTCGATCCAGCGCCACTGGGAGGTCAAGAACGCCAATGGCTTCTGGACGTCGGTCGCGCGTTACGACGAGTTGTTCTACGGCGGAAAGGTCAAATGCGCGGCTGGCGCTCGCTACAAAGTAACTGCGGTTGCATCGCTGAAAGAGGCACGGCAGCTATTTACCAAGCGGCATCAATATCAGGTTGACTGGCCTGATCCACTCGCTATTGAGGACTGACAAACAACTGCAAAAGGAAAATTCAAAGTGTCAGAGATTCGTTTAACTGAAGAAACGCTGAACCATATGCCGAGCATCGTCCGCATCGCAGGCGAGTACGGCGTCACGATCATGGAAATACTGGGGCCAAGCAAACAGGAGAAGCCGGTCGCAGCGCGTGTCGCGTTGTGCCGTCTGCTGCGTGATAAGGACTTGACGAACGCGGCCATCGCCAGGGTGGTCGGGCGTGACCGCAGCACGGTGGGCAGCCTGTTGGCGCACAAATACAACCCGACGCCTGCGTATTTCGTAACGCGCGAGGTCGTCGCCGACGCCGCGCCGCGAGATCTAACAACCAAGAACTACAAGGCGCACTGCGAACGTGGCTCTAAGGCGCTCGCTGCCGCCATCTTTGCGACTGGCAAGACGCACGGCCCGATGCCAGAGCAGAAGCTGATCGACGCCATGATCTGGAGCCGTGGCGCCAACGAGAACGTCCACTGCACGGGGTGGATGGTGTGACCAAAGACCCAGCATCCGAATGGCAGTCAGGTTATGACGCTGGCATCGAAGCCGCAGCCAAGGCGCTAGAGGATGACGCCAAGACAAGCGGAAACTTTTTATGGAGTGAAGGTCAGTGGCATACCTATCAAATCATAACGTCAGAGAGGGCTGCGAAAATTGTCCGCGCAATAAAGGAACAAAGCAAATGACCCTGCGCCAATTCCTGTTCGACAATTTCGGCTGGGATATTTACGACTGGGCCGACGATGAGATTAGGTTCTAGTCGCCTACAGCGACACTTCGAACGGCTGGCCAAGGAAGTCCAGCATATCTTTACGCCTGCCGGTGATCATGGCCTGGCGCTTGGCCGCAAGGACTTGCAGCATCGTGATTACCAGCTTGGGTGCAGGCACTTCACCTAATTCGTAACTGCCCATCGTGCGCCGGCCAATGCCCAGAGCGACGGCGGCTTGGTTCATGTGCAGGCCAGTGGATTTGCGGAGCGCCCTGATTTCAGCGGCGGACATGATTTCTGTGCGAGGGGTGCGTGTTTTCATGCAACCCTACATACACATGGGGGAGGGGCATTGCAATATGCTAAGGGGGCGTCGTTTTCCGGCGCTGCTTGGGGGCGCGATCCGAATTCTCGGTAAAAGATTTGTGGATTTTTTCCGGTAAAACCAGTTTTGCCAGGTGTGGCACCCAGAAATGGGATTGACCTATGGTGGTGCTGGTTTCCGGCTTGGTGGTGTCCTGCCGGTCGGTCGATAGGGCGCAGGCCGCTAGGGCGCAGGCCGCTAGGGCGCATGGCGATGCATAGGCGCGTTAACGCGCGGCGCGAATAGGCGCTGTGATAGTTATCCCCATGCCAAGGTGGCCAAGGTGGCCAAGGTGGCCAAGGTGGCCAAGGTGGCCAAGGTGGCCAAGGTGGCCAGCTGGATTGGTTAGGGCGCATGGGCTTAAGCCTTGGCCATATCGTCAACGGCTAGGGCGATTGCCCTTTCGCGCGTTAGCGATGCATCGGCCCGCATTAGGGCGTCCGCCCGCGTTTGTATTTCATCCGCCAATTGATAGGCGATTGCGCGCAATTGGCGCTTTGATATGTTGCCTTGCATGGGTTCCCCCGTTTCGGGCTTGGCTGGATTGCCTAGCGCCATGAAAAGCCCGCCTAGCGTGATTGCTAGGCGGGCTTTGCGGGCGTTAGGCGTTGCCGTATATCTCGGCTTCTTCTTTTAGGCTTTCAATGCGTCCGCCGTTCATTTCAACGGGCGAACCGCTATCAGCGTCCGCTAGGCGGTTTATATCGGCCATGATTGCGGCCATAAGCGCGGCGCGGTCTAAGGTTGCGTCCGCGTCATATGTTAGGCGGACAATCACTTCTATTTCTTGGCGCATTTCTATTGATCCTTTCGATTGGCCCTAATGCCATAAATGCCGCGCTGGATTGACCGGCGCGGCTAATATGGGATTAGTTGCTTGGCTTGAACCCGTATTGATAGGCGTCACCGAATAGCGAATACCAATTGCGCTTTATCCAGTGATAGCGCCATTTGGCTTGCCCTAGTGTCAAGCCGGTCCACTGTTGTTCGGGCTTGCCAGTGAAGCGGACAAATGCCGTAAAGTGTCTTTGCATAGTTGTTACTCCTACTTTCGGTTGTTTATGCGGCCAAAGCCAAGCGGACGACTTTCGACATAGACGCGCCATGCGCCAAATAGCCGATGACTGGAACGTCCTTTGAATAGCAAGCGCGGCATGGCCCGCACTTGCCCGCGTTAGTCGCGGCATGGCATAGGGTGACGCCGTCGCGCGGCGTCGTATCTGGAACGATGGTCGAGCCATGCAAGCCAGCGACATAGTCACCAGTAACGCTATCGGACGACGGCCTAACCATAACGTTAGGCAAGGCTTGCATCGCGGCAAGAATCCCCTTGAATTTTGGGAATTTATGCATCCGCGTTGGGAGCCAGTGTTTCACGTCGGGTGTGTTAAGCATCACCAGATATATTTTCTTGGCCAAGCGGACGTCGTAAACGTCACCGCTATCGAACCAACGGAAATATCTGTCATTGCGTAGCGCGTCGATCATGTCGCTAACCCATGCGTCGCGCTTCCAGTCGGTTCTATTTTCTTCGCGCGGCGCTTTTACGTTTTTGAAACGATAGTTTCCGCCAACGGCATAGCAACCTTGGCAAGCCGGCACTAGGTTGCCGTCGCTATCTGTTGAACCAGGGCAAGTCGAGCGCGCTTCTAAGCTCCAGCTTTTAATGCCGTCGAGCTTGCTTGTTTTTGATATGCGGATTGTCATTTGGTTAGCCTTTCAAGTGTTAGTAGTGTTGCGGGCCGAATAGCAGCGCGTCTAATGCCAGCGCGGCGAGTAGGTAAAGCGCGAATAGGGCGAAGTGCAGGGCTGGCTTGTTCATTGCGCTTCCCCTTGTTCGTCTAATGCTTCGAACAAGCCCTCGGCTGCAGCCATCATCTTGTCTGCAGCATTTTCAGCAGCAGCGCGCGTCGCATAGATACCGCCGTCAATAGTGCTGAGGGTTATAAGGTTGCGGCGGACTAGCTCGGGCTGATATCCCGTCTTACCCTTGTGGCAATCCACCTTATTAATGTTGGTTGCGTAGTACGTCATCGGCTTGGTTCCTTTCGTTTGTTTGTAAGCCCGCCCTATCGCCCATAGGTTATATAGTCAACCAACGGTTGTATATATGGTTGAATGATTGTTTCGATTAATGCGACGGGATTAATCGAATAGGTGATTGCTTGCCGTTGCTATGCGTTAGGCAATGCCAGCCCGATAGCCCGCCCGCGCAATGCGCCGCGCCCTATAAAACGCGCGAGCCTATCGCTATCAATCGCTGGCAATGGCTAGTCACTGTGCCATTCACTGTGCCAAATGCGCTGTAACCCGCAGGAAACCTAGCGTCTCGGCCCCATGCCCTATGGTGCGGACGCTGGAAACCCGCGGAAACCCGTCGTTTCAGGCAAAGAGGGGGAGGGGGGAGGGGGTGTTCAAAGTCTGGCGCCGCGTCATGGGCCTATACGTCGATCCGCGAAAATCTCAAAAGCTCAGTCAACCTTTACTTGAGTGAGGCTCTTACCTTCTAGCCAGGGATCGCCAGTGGAGGCACCCACCCTTCCACCCTTTGAATTTAGTTGCAAAAAAGGTGGGTGCCGTCCAAACCCGCCTACGAGCTGGTGTTTTTGGCCAATGCACCCACCCTTCCACCTTTTCTTCTTTTTTTCTAAGGGAAAAAAAATATATATAAATATAGATAAAAGGGGGTGTTTTATATGCTCCGCCAGAAACCCAAATTTCGCGAAAAAGGTGGAAGGGTGGGTGCATTGGCAAAATAACGACGCAATTCCAGTGGCTTAAAGACACCCACCCTTTGTACCACCCTTTGGCCGATCTCAAAGGGTGGGTGCCTTCGACGTAAAACTCCCATTCCGCTTGCATTCCCCACCTGGCGCGTCTACAACACCACCGAAACTTGAGAGGACAACGCCGCGTGAGCGATCCGTTCGACAGTATTAGCATCCCCGACTTCGATGCGCCTCCGGCGCCAGTGAGTTCGCGTAAGCCGAAAGCAAAATCGAAACCTGTACAGAAACCTGTACAGGAGATCGTCGAAGACGCGGACCCATTGCCTCTGCTCAAAGACGCCAAACCAGTCCTCGCGCCGAACCCCCACCAGGCCCGTGACCTCGTCGACGACGCCGGTCGGGTATACACCCTCCCGAAAGTGGATCTCAGTGAGATTGAGATGATGGCCAGTGTGGGGATGTCCACGAAGCAGATCGCCGACGCGATCAAGTTACCGCCAACGACGATGGGCAAACTCATAAAGAATGACCCTACCGTGCAGGAGGCCATCGACCGTGGCACATCTCGCGGTATCAAGATGGTGACCGACAGCCTGTTTCAGAACGCGCTCAAGGGGAACGTCGCTGCTCAAATATTTTTCTTGAAGAACAAAGGCGGCTGGCAGGACAGGACCGATATTGACCAGCGGCTACAGGTGGAAACGAAGATGAACTTCGAAGACGCCGTCGAGGCGTTGAAAGCGGCGGGCATCGACCCGTCAAAGATATGATGAAGACTTGCACGAAATGCGGTGCGGAGAAAGCTCGTACCGAGTTCAACAAACGCGCAGCGATGAAAGACGGCCTACGCAGCCAATGTGCTGTGTGTGACCGCGCCGCTGCATCCCAGTGGAAAAACCAAAACATGGACCGCGCGTTGGAAAACACGCGAAAGTGGAGGCGGAGTAACTCCGACAAGGTTTCGGCTTACAACCGCGAGTACCGCGCCAACAACGCAGACATCTGCCTGCAACGGCAAGCCGCCTGGCATAAAGAAAACCGCGATAAGCACATAGAAACTTCCAAGGAGTGGAAGCGCCGGAACGCCGAGAAGGTTGCCGCATACGCGGCGGAGTGGCGTAAGAACAACCTCCATGTGAAATGCGCCCAAGAAGCCAAACGCCGCAGCGCGAAAGCCGCCTTCCCGCTTAACGCCGAGCAGAAGGCGGCGGTGAAGCACATTTACGCTTTCGCAAAGTACTTGTCAAAGAAGTTCAACAAGCAGTACCACGTCGACCACATCGTTCCGTTAAAAGGCACAAATGTCAGTGGACTTCACGTTCCTTGGAATCTACAGGTACTGCCAGCCGCGACAAATTTAGCGAAGTCCAACAAACATTAGAAAGAATCACATGGCAGACAACGACGACGACCTCCCCGACAACGTAGTGGCTTTTCAACCCCGTGCCTCCGGCACCCAGAAGCAAACGGACTTGCTGTTGGAGGACTGCATCGGTCGCTTCGACGAAGTTGTGG